ATGTCGCTTACGAACCCAGTGGGGCTCTGGATGCTTACGTTGGTTATCGATCTATAAGTTCGACTACTGTCGCTGGTGTTAAGACACAGACTGCTTTAACAGCAGACTACGGCATACGAGATGTTGGTAAGTATACCTATTACAACGGTTTCGCTCCTGATAACCAGGCATATACTCCGTATAACACGCCGGAAGGTAATACCACTGCTGAAGGTATTACCGGAGGGGGTGTAACACATCGTAATTACGAAGGGTCTCTCCTAACGAATGATTTGGGCCGACAGGGCACAGCAAACCGTGCTGAATGGAAATACAACCCTCCGGTTTACTGCCGTACATATACGGAAACTGTCCGATCGGAGTCTCCCGGTTTGATGTCCACTGCCGTCCGGTTTATTTACCGAGGTGGTTCATCACGTTATGTATCTAACTATGGCTCTGTCTATTACCAGAGTCCGGAAAGCGTTCGGGGGCTTATTAGACCCTTTAGTGCATCCGTTAATGTCGGCAACCAGCCGAATGTCTAACGCTAAAAATGCGACAAACCTGTTTCATTTTTATTAGTACTTAGTTAAATTAAATACGTAGTTCTTCGGAGGTTGACGCTTTGTTCGTCGACAATGATTTTCCGAAGCTGCTCGGTGCGGAGTTATACCGTCCCCATCCTGCGTATGTCGTAGAGATGGCAGCTGAGCCGGTGGTTGTTCACGATTTCTCGAAGCAACCCGGCCAGACCGTACAGCTTGATCGTTACCGTTTCTGGGGCAATCCCGGCTCGAAAGAGTCTCGGGAGCGCACTGCTGAGCAGACCATCGGTACTGCTAACAGCCGGAATATCGTCAAGGACAAGGTGCTCGTGACCCTCCGCGAGTACACCGGTCCTGCCGACCCGACTGATCCAACCCAGCCCAGCACCTTTAAGATTGCTCGCGAGACTCTGATCACCGCGCAGCGTCTTCTGCTGGACACCGGCAACCTGACTGCCTTCCACCAGTCGATTGGTTCGCTGACCCTGCTCGACGACTATCGTCGGTGGCGCGACCGTGTATTCATCAACGAACTGCTGAAAGCCGTCTCTAAAGGCAAGGCTTCCGACAGCCAAGGTGGATACTACTACCCCGGCGATCTCGCTGTTGGTAGCCTCACCTACGCCAACGCCGAGCAAGCTAAGTTCGACGTTAAGGACGACCTGCTGCGCGTGGTGAAGAGCCTGCGTAAGCGTAACGTTCCTACCTACCAGGACGGTTTCTATCGCTGCGTTTGCGATCCTACCTTCCTGATGCACCTGCGTCAGAACAGCGACTTCCGTGAAGTTGCTCGTTACCCTGGCAATGGTCAGATCAACCCGCTCATGTCGGCGATGCAGCCTAACGCTGCTATCTACATGGGTCAGGGCTTCGGTCAAGCCACCTTTGTGGCGGGTGAGCCGATCATGCCCACCGGTTTCGTGTTTGAAGGCGTGCGATTCTTCGAATCCACCAACATGCCTACTCAAACCGCAACCGCAACCATCGCTGGTACCAATAAGTCTTACGACACCGCGATTGGTATGTTCTTCGGTCCCCAGAGCGTGGGCGTCGGTATCGGCGGCAACAACGCTCAGGTGCTCCTGAACAACAACGACGACTTCAGCCGTTTCATCATGATGATTTGGAGCCTGTACGCAGGTTTCGAACTTCTGAACGCTGATTTCGCCACCATCGGCTACTCCTTTAGCGCTTGAGGAGGTAACTAACGATGGCAATTAATCCCGCTCAGATCTCCGTTACCAAGATCTATCCTGGTAACTACACGAACGTTCTTCGGTATTGGCACGAGTCCAAGTCCGTTGACTTTCTGAATGAAAACGGCAGCCCCGAGACGCTGGCTAACCAGCCTGTCGGTGGTCCCGTTGGTGTGATCTTCCGTCCCGGTTGGATCGCTCAGCAAGCTGTTGGTTACGTTGACCTGTCTTATCAGGCTCTGGGTACCAACAACCAGCTCGACTACTACACCACCCCTTGGGGTTCCGGTCAGAATGGTGCTCCCCAGCCCTTCCTGAACGGGAATGTGATCATTCCCTCCCCGGATTTCCACAAGGATATCCGTGCCGACATCACCAACGGCATCACCGTTCCCTCCGGTGCCTATGTGTACCGTGTGGGCCTCCGTCTCGACGGCGGCGATGTGGTGAGCAGCGGTGTGGCCGGCGGTTCCGCTACCCCCACCCTGGGTCTCGGCCCGAACGTGGGCGTGGGTCTGTCCACCACCCCCAGCGTCAGCGGCTTCTTCGCCACTGTTGCAGGTTCGAACAGCCGTATCGAAAACGGTTCGTTCAATTCCAGCAATGCCTGGAACCCTGCAAATATGCACGTGGTGACCGCTGACACCACCTACAAGCTGTACACCGTGGGCAATCTCGGTGGCACCGCTGCTTCAGGTCTGGCTCAAGCTTCCGGTGTGTACGATCCTCGTGCTCAGTCCGGTAAGCTTTCCGCCAAGAACAAAGCACTCGCTCTGTGCGAAGTGTGCTGGCTCGTCCCCGATGAGCCGCCCAAGCGCGACGATGTGGCCCTGCAGCCCGCTGGTCTGGTTGAGTCCAGCATCTACACCTCGACGACTCCGGCCTGATATAGTCAGGACGCGAACCACGGGGGCCCCCTCTTCGGAGGGGGTTTTTTATTTGCGTGTAGCTATACTGAGTGTCGATAACTGATCACATAATGGCAGTCGCCGAAATGAAGGAGTACACGTTCACCCCCAACGGTGTAAAAGTCTCCGTCATCAGTGTTCACGATGATGGTGAATACTACATGGTTAAGTCGGTAACTACCGGTAAAATCTTCTTCGCTCATAAGAATCAGATTGTCGAAAAAGAGGTAGAGGCGGAAGCAACCGAGAAATCAACAAAACAGCGCCGTGGCCGCACTATCGCTAAACCAGAGGTTCCCGCTTTCAATCGAATCAATATCAACAGCGCTCCTCCTGAACTCCTAACTCAAGTCTTAAAAGGAGTCGGAATGAAAACTGCGGTTCAAATTAAAGAGCTGCAGCAAAGTATGCCTGGAGAGCGCTTCTCTAAACTTGAACAGCTTAAGGAAATCAAACACGTTGATTGGGATTCGGTTCTGGCCGACGATCACGTTTACGTAGAGTGATATAACTAGGAGCCCTAGAATGTAAAAAAATTAGGGTTCTGTTTTGTGTCTCAGCTCCTGACCTCTCAGCTTCAGCAAATCGAGAGATTTCTCGCTGAGCAAGGGGTCATTTTTACTGACCAGATAACAGACGCAACTAAACGCGAAGTTGTATATGCAGCAGTAAATCAATTAACCCGTAACGGTTTTGAAACAGAAAGTCATGCTTTATGTCAGTATGATTTTGATCGTGTCTGTTATCACTTAAATTACAATATAGCTTCGGTTGATCCTGCCGATTACTCTCGATTACTAGAAGCTTGTAATAACATTCCTAGTGAATTTTATTACGGTAAAGTTGTAGAGCAGATACAACGCTGCGAGACAGCAGAACCCCTCTGTGAGCTAGCTAATAATCGCGCTACTAATCGTCAAGAAATAATTTTGGGTGACGGTACTGAAATCTTGAATCGTTCTATCGCGATTCAAGATAAACGTGTTGTTGCCCGCCTGTGGCGAGAAAACTATTTATTCGAATGTGACCGATTGTCTCACATTCTTCATGTCGTTAATTATAAAGATCCGGTAATAGCCCAGTCCCGTTTTATCGAGACTGAGGGAGATTTTATTCAGGGTTATCCTGGTCCTCCTAATCCCGCTTTGGCGGATGATTTGTATTTTTCTACCAATTGGCACTAAGTAGAATATTTATAACCAGGGAGAAGCAGCGTGGCTGATTTAACTACGCAAGAATTAGAACAGATCCAGAGTTATTTAGCTCAGCAGGGTATTGTTTTTCAACCGGATACGGTTGATGGTACTAAACGTGAAATAATATACGCAACGATTAATCAGCTTGCCAGAAACCCTGCCCAGGTTTTCGGCTATCGTTTAGACGATTTTAACTTTAGTCGTGTCGCGTATCATCTTGGGTACAACATAGCCACGGTTCCTGCTGGCGATTATTCCCGCTTGATGCAGGCTTGCAACAGTATTCCCAGCGAAGTTTACGTCGATAAAATTGTGCAGCAGATTGAGCGCTGTGAAGAAGCAGAGCGTCTAACTGAACTTGCAACTGGGCGTGCCACAAGTCGTCAAGAAACGATTTTGGGTGACGTTAACCGCTCCATCAATATCCAAGACAAACGCGAAACAGCTCGTATCTGGCGCGAGAATTATGTGTTTGAAACGGATCGTTTGGCCCAAATGTTGTACGTGGCTAACTATCGGAACCCGGTAACAAACAGATATCGGTTTGAACGTAGCGGAGCTTCATTCGTTCAGGCTATTCCGGGACCTCCTACAGCATCTCGTGCTGATCGAATTTATTTTTATACGAACTGGCGCTAGACTTCTCTTAGCTTAGAAATTACGTAGATCTAATGGCTCCTAAACCTTTAACAGCCCAGGATCTTATGAACCTGGCAGGTGTTTTTGCTGGAGCCATAGGCGGTCAATTCCGTAAAGCCGCTGGGAGAGCTGGTGTTTTGCCTGCTGAAAGGCAGCTCCCTCGTGAAACCATTCAATCTGTCCAGGGAGTTTTTACCCCTCCCGCAAAACCGGCTGTTCGTGCAGGCGGTGGGTCAACATTTCGCATGGGCGCTGCAGAAACCCCTCCTGCTGCGCCTCCCGTTCGTCGTCCCGAGCCCCCCGTAGCTGGAATCTTCCAGCCTTCTTTAACTCCTGTTGTTCGTTCGACGGCTCAATCCTCTGTCCAAGCTCCTCCTGTTAACGTCCCGACTCCGAGTCAGGTCGTTACACGTCCTTCTGTAGAGATTGATCCACGTCAAGTTTATGGTCCTTCTTTAGAGGCTCCTGCTCCGTCCGTTCAAGCCGAACGGTTTATCCCTAAAGGCGCCGAAATTTTTCAGCCTTCGTTGATGGGTCGATACAACCCCCAAACGCAGAACATGAGCCCCACCCAGATGAGTGGGAAATTCAGAAAAGGGTTTGCCAGCGAGTTTGAATACGCCCCCGGTGGTACTCGCACCTTTAGTGATGAAACCTTTGTTGGTCCTCTCCAGGCAGCCCCGACCCCCTCGGTCCGAGCTACTCCCGACGCTGCCGGTACTGTTTACGATCAGCTTCCCTTGAATCTTCGTACCGACATTACCTCAGCGTGGACTCCTCAAGGTGCCGCACTTCGGAATGCGTTAACTAATCTGCAGGGGAAGCTTCCTCTCTTAGCTGGTCTGGGGACTGCGGGTATAACTGCGGCAGGTGTTACCGCTTATAACTTGTTTGGCGGTCAAGGAGAAGAAGCTCCTCTTGGCCCCACAACATCCGCTCCACCGGTTTCTTTAGAGGAGGAAACTGCTCCTAATAATGTCGATGCTTCGCGAGCTGCCGCTCAAACTGAAACAGCCCGAGCCGCAGCCGCCGACCTAGCGGGTGGTGACCTGAGTGCCCGGACTCAACGCTTTAGTGACCGGGACAGCAACTTGACTCAAGCTCGGCAAGCTGCTGAAGCGAGCGCTCGTCTCGATCCTTCGCGGACAGGCGGTGCCGCGACAGCCCCCACACGATCCGACGTGGGCGCTCCTGCTGATTACAAACAGATCGCGCAATACTATGCGGCTCGCCGCCAGGAGGCTTTAAAGCCGAAAACTACTGATGAAACCCTCCTTGAGCTTCAAGCTACCGGCGCTCTGGATAAACCCGGTATTGCTCAATGGGCCGCCGCTAATCCTGTTCTCGCTTATGAGTTGAATCAGAAACTTCGCGCTCGCGATATTTCTCAGCAAAGTCAAAATAATGTTGGCGCAACAATTACGGCGCCTCTTGGTTCTAATGTTCAGAATCTCGTTCCTGGTAGTACCCAGGGACTAATTGATGCTGCTGAAGGTCGTGATCCTGCGATCAAAAACGTAACTGATGCAACCGTGACAACAACTATTGCGCCGATGCCAAAGGAGCTGCAAGCTTTCTTCGCTCGTGCTGGTTTTCAGAACCGCGCCTACTGAGCTAAACTTTAATTAACTAGGTTTTATCGATGCCTAACCCTTATACCTGGGGAGATACAGCCGGTATAAATCCGATGAGCGGATTTGGGTTAGCCGATCCTATCGTCAATGTCCCTGTTCCCGGCACCGAGACAGGTGGTGGAATGGATTGGAACAAGACCCTGTTAGGTGCCGGTGCTTTATTTGAAGGCATCGGCCAATTAGCCCGTGGCATAAGAGGGGAACCTCCAGCACCTATGGGTATGGCAACTAGGGCATTGAGCGATTATCTGAATCAGGGTCGGCAGGAATCTATGCTCGCCCGTTTATTAGAGCAATTATCCGAAGATAATACCGGGATAGCACTCACGTTAAAACCCGGTACTAAAGATATCACTAAAACAAGTGAGGGTTAATCATGAGCACGACAAGCACTAACAAGCAGCCCTGTTTAATTGACCGCCCTTTTCTTCGGGGCGCTCGCATTAATAACAGCACTCCAACCTGTAACCCCACCAATCCGAACCTTACTGATCTTATTCAGTTAGTCCGCGTGGGTGATCTCCCCTCGGAAGATGGTGCTTTGGTGGAGGATATCTCCATCGTAAGTAACGAAGATTATCCGGATAACAGTGGTATTCGTACCGCCGATATCGCTTTATATGTTTACGCTCCTAATCAGGCAGCGCCGTCCACGTCCGCTGCATTGATGGTCGGGCGGTTTGAAGTCGGTCTAAGTGGATCTACTTTTGGTTATCCGCAGCAAGTTCAATTACTAGGTATTAATGCTCCTGTTCCTCAAGTCGGGGATACAAGTTTGGTTGCTCCGATTCAGATCGGTAAGGGTGAGGGTTTGTATCTAGAAAAAGGTTACATTCTGTGTGCTGGTTACATCGGTACGGGCCCTGCCGGCGCTTCTGGTGTACGCGCCTCGGGTGGTCTGAGTCCCTCCGGCATTACGATTCTGGCTCAAGGCGGTTTTTATTAAACCGTGGCCCGGCGTAAAGGGTCGGATAATTTTGGTTTTAAAAGCTCGAAAGCTAATCCGAGCTTTGAAAAACCTCTAGGTATTACTGGTGCCGATAACCCTAATCAATTAATTAATCCTCTTCCGTTCAAACGTAGGTTTAGACCTGCAACGGGAACTAAGGATTTCAGCATCCTTAGTGATTACGATTACGCGTCGCTTTGGGTTCGTTGGCGACGTGGATATGAGCTTGCTATGTATTCGCAGCAAGCTTATGACGGTATGACATACAGCTTTAAATACTATTTATTAGGTACACCCGGTGTTGGTTTATTTCTACCGGGTATTGCCTTCATGTACCCATCCACGCGGCCAGACATGCGGATGTGGATGGTAGGTATTCGACCTAGAGATTCCTTTAACTTCCTTAATTTTGGTTATGCTATCGCCGCCGTTACGGATTATGACGCTGATACCTATGCTGTCAAACTAAATAGTAATTTTGGCGCACCTATTTCTTTTTTTACGGGAGAAGTCCTTTCAAATAGATTTACAGCAGCCGGTACTGATAAACAATATGGTTTTAACAACTATACAGTTAAGGCTATAGGAATAAATAACGTCCCTGTAAGTAATCCTGGTTACGCTCCTATATACAATACTTTATTCTTATCACACGCGAAAGATAATAGCTGGGCTGTTATTAACGCAAACACAATGGCAGTTCCTGCCACTGGGCCTCCTGCTGTCGGAGAATATCTAACCACGGAAATGAGGTCTCAATGTACTTGCCCGGATTTCCTCGGGCGAGAAGGTTTTAACCTGTACGATTTATCGATACGGCGAAAGTACCCCTATACGAGAGTTCAAAACTTTGATCCGGGTTTTTATGACGGTGGACCTGACTTAGGTTCTGAAAGAATTCAACAGTCTAGTGACAGTCCAGGTTGGGCTAGAACTTTTGGATTTATCTACCTAAACCAGATATACAACATACCTGAGTACACCGAAGCTGTGTATTCAGACCCTAACGTTTATTATTATCAGCCGCGTTGGTGTAAGCACATCTACGCGGCTATGTGGGATCTTAAATTTCGTTTTGGTCAGAATTCAACAAGTTCTCCTTGGTTGCCACAACCAAACGATGAACCAATGAACGAGTATTACAGAGAGAAGTTTGACGTAGATCTAGCAAAACAATTTAGTTTCTTCAAACGGGAGCGCGACCTTGTTTGGTGGCAACGGTATAGTCCTGCTAAGGATTCTATGCCGCAGCAGATGATGTATCCAGATATGTATAATATGATGTCTAAAACGTTAAATAGCGGGGGTGTTAATAGTACACAAACTCTAGAAGCTAACAGTTTTCAGATGTTTACCGTCGACGAGTTTGATCCATTCGCTCCGGTAAGCTTGGAAAATTTAAACGTATACGACGGAGGTACTTACGCTAATGGTGTTCTCGTTAATCAACCTGTTAACACATTTAACGGAGGACAGTATATTAATGGTCAGCTAGTCCCCGCTCCGAGTTTCCCGATTAACGGGGGCGTATACACATGACTTCAACACCTGTTGTTCTTCTTCTTAAACGTTCGGGTCAATCTTCGGACAGACCTAGTGGAACTGTTGTTCAAAACGGTGAACTAGCTCTTGCTTTTGGCGCTTCAGATCCGGGTCTCTATTTCGAAGATTCTGCTGGTTCGATCCGTAAACTCGGCCCCAATCACTACGGAACTACAGCCCCTAACTCCTCTCCAGTCGGTCTAGCCGGGAATTCAATTGGGGAGACTTGGGTAGATAGTTCTACGACAAATTACTATTTAAAAGTATGGAACGGTACAGCGTGGGTCAAGGGAGGCGCCGGGTTTGCCGATTCCGCTACCACTGCCGGATCGGCTACAACAGCTGGCGTTGCTAATAGTGCTGTTGTAGCCTCAGGGGCCTTAGTAGCTTCTGGTTGCATTACCGCATCTGGTGCTTTAATGGCCTCCGGTTGTATATCTGCGTCGGGTGCTCGAATGGCATCCGGGTGCATTTTGGCCTCGGGAGCTATTTCAGCTTCAGGGTGTATAACTGCGTCAGGAGCAGTTAGCGCAGCTACTGTTGTTTTGAGCGGATTACCTTCTCCCGCAAATTATCCTTCAGGAGCACTTTTTTATCAAATACAGTCCTCCGGAGTCTTCGCTGCCGGTCTTTATATCCAAGCGACGGGAGCGTGGCTTCTGACTTAATTTCTAAGTGTTGACTTTAGGAACCACGCTGCTTTAAACATCATTCCAACTAATTCGGCCATATAGTTTTCTACGTCAGGGGCCTGCACCTCTTTCGCGGTACATCCAACATCTTTAGCCATCATTCCGCAGGCTTCCAGATTTTTTGTATACGTAGTAAGCATCTCCCGCGCTTCGTAAGATTTTACGTGTTTAAATCCTTTGTATGCGGAGCTTAGCCCACGGTCGCACATTGGCATTAAATAATCCATCGTCCGCACAAATTCAGCTACGGCATCAAACTGATTGATGTGTGCGTCGTACTGTTCTTTTAAAAATTCGTGAACAGGTAAAAACAGAGGACCTTCTATATTTAGATGAATTAGGTGAGACTGAGTGTAAAGTTGATTTAAATAGGAAGAAAGCGACACCAATTGAGTGATTAAGTCATCAACCGATGCCGCTGGTTTTGTCTCAACTTCGCCGACAATCATGCCCTGAGGTTCTGGAGCCCCCTGTGGGACTACAGGCATCCCAGATTCGAATGCGGCGGAGTAAGTCATATCAGAAGGAGCAAGCTGCAGCGGTAGAGGTGGCCTCCGCAGTTTCTACTTTAGCGCTAGTCGTGCCTTGAAGATATTCTTCGAGAGCAGACTTGTTCACCCGATACAACGACTTTGCGCCGTTAGGTTGCAGGTTCACATACACGCTTTTAGGCCAACCGCCAGGCTGATTTGCTTCGGCGAGTGCGATGCGCTTCCGAACAAATCCACTACTGCAGTTAAGCAGCTCTGCTGTTTCTGCGATTGTAAGGAGAGTTTTACCGTCCGACATTTAGTGCTCTTGTAGAGAAGCAACGATGCCATGGTAACCCTATTTGTCTTCATCGCAACCAACTTTTTGGGGCGTAATACCTTCTTAATTTTTCAGTCGGTATGATTAGGGAGAGTCGAATGAGTCTAGTGACCATCCGGATAGCTGGTGAAATTTTTAAAGGATACAATTCTCCAAAGCGTGATGTACAGAGTGGTAAGGAATATTCTGTAGCAGCTAAAGAAGGTGATGAGGTTCGCCTTGTTCGCTTCGGTGACCCTAATATGGAAAATCGGAGTGATGACCCAGCACGGCGAGCTGCTTTTCGTTCCAGGCATAGTTGCGACGAGAAGAAGAGCAAGCTGACTCCCGGCTACTGGAGCTGTAAAAACTGGTAATATAGTGTTAATATATGCGCTATATGCTCTTTTAATTTTTACGGTTTAAAGCGGCTAAGCTAGGTGTAACCGCTTTATGGTCGTGGGCCGCCGTAAGCATCAGAGTCTGTCCGATATCAACTGCGGATTGACGCTAGAGGACGAGTTCGTTCTGACCCGTATTCGAGCTAAGGCTCATTCGCTTACCGACCCGAAGGACCGCGACCAGTATTTATGGACAACTGTTTTCAAACTAATCTGCCGTGAACGAGCGTTTAAAACAGTTATGAGCGAATGTGGGATTGCTGTAGAAACAAACATGAATTTGTTTGGCCCAGAGGAATCTACCGAAAACTCTGAAAGCTAAAATTAAATAAATTGGTCTTACTGGTATAAACATGGCTGCTACCGACTATCGCTTAATAGCGCGTCAGAAAGCAGCCCAGTATGGTCTGATTCCTGAAGTTTTCGAGCGTCAGATACAAGCAGAGTCCGGCTTTAACCCGACAGCAGTTTCAGAGGCAGGGGCTATCGGTATTGCCCAAATAATGCCATCAACGGCAAAAGGTTGGGGGGTGGATCCACGTAATCCCGTCGCAGCCTTGGATGCTGCTGCCAAGAATATGGCGGCGTATATTAAAACGTATGGCGGCTTGGGTGTAGATGATCCCGTAAAAGTACGATCTGCTTATGAGAAAGCTCTTCAGGCGTATAATGCAGGGCCTGGAAGTGTTGGTAAATACCTACCAAGCGAGACTAAGAATTATATAAACAAAATTATTGGCCCCGATAAATTTAGTTTTACAGAAGCTCTAGCATCCGGTGCTGGTTCTGGTGGTTCGGTAACCGGCGAAACTCCAGAGGTCACTCCTGTGAGTCTCCCTCGCAGAGACTTCAGGAGCCTCATGCAGAGTGTTACGGAGGATTACTTAAAACGTTCTCTCGCTGAAAGTTCTGCGGCTGTCAGTTCACCAGAAGCAGACGCTTATTTAAAAGCTGCCGCTGAGTTACAAGACAGCTCTAATCCCGATGAGCAGATGCTTGCGGAAGAGTATTTAACGAAAGCTACGCAAATTCAAACCGAAAAAGCATTCAGTTCCGGATTCAATCCAATGGAACTCGCTAGCAAAATTGCTCAGACAGGTTTCGAAACTGAAGCATTTAATAAAAAACAAGCCGAACTTGAACAGTATTTAAATACGGCAATAGGCGCTACACAAGCAGCAGATACTACAGATACAAGCAATTTACCCAGTGCAGGTAAAGGTGTTGCGTATAAAGGTGCCGTAATCACCTCGGCCAAAGACACAACAGGTGAGCCTGGCTTTGATTTTGTTATACCCGGCGGGCGTGGAGCAGCCTTCCGTGCTCCCTTTAATGCCCAGGTTGTTAAAGTCGTCGGCGATCAGAACTGGGAAACTAATCTGGAAAAAGGACCCGGCAAACGCGGTTATGGGAATTATGTCGATCTTCGATTTAAAACACCGGGAGGAACCTATGCCGATGTTCGCTTAGCCCACTTCGATAAAGTAAATCCGCAGTTAAAACCCGGAGCTGTAATAGGGCCTGGAACTTTTATAGGTACTCAGGGTCGGACGGGCTCAACCACGGGGGCGCATATTTCATGGGATATGTACGATCCGGGAAAAAATTCGACGAGTCCAGAAGTTCTTAAGTACCGTGATATTTTTGTCGATAGAATACGCAAAGGACAACCGTTACTCTGATGGGTCAATCACCTGCCCAAAAGGCTGCTGAGGCAGCTAAAAGCGCTGTGGAGGATGCCCTGCGACAGCAAAAACAATTAGTTAATCAATTACAAAACCGTACTAAAAGCTATACGAATAAATATGAAAGAACACTGGAGGATTTAAGCAATCTTACAGGCACGACAGCACAAGATTATATTCCTGGTGTAACTAAACAATTTTATGAGACTTTAGGCGGTGTTCGGGGTGAGTTTCAACCTAAGCTTGAAGATTTCCAGCCGGACCTTTTAAGTTCGTCCAGTTACGCCGGTTTAGCTGGACAACTTTTAGGTATGTCTTCAGAATATGAGAAAGGAATGAGCGCTGTTTCTGACGATATGAGTAAGCGCCTTTGGTCTACTTTGGAAGCACCTCAAGCATCCTTTACTGCTTCTTCGCTAAATCCAGCATTTGAAAACTTACTTAATCCTCAATATATGGCGTTAGCTACACGTCCTCCGACAGTTAAGAGTGACGTAGATTCTATGATGTACCTCACTAAATATAATGTTTAACAAATGGAAGGCATCTAAACATGAGCGGAAGGTTGAGTTCCATGCTGATGCCCCTTCCGCTAAATATGACTATAAATACCGACAGCGCCGTGATATACGACTAGCCGGTTCCGTGTGGGCGGAAAGTCCAGCAGACCGATCCTTCCGCCTAGCACGATCGCGAAGGTTTGATCGTATGCGCGGCGGTCCTGTCGGGTTAGGATTCGGTGAACGTGATACTTACGGGCCCGATAACGATTATGGAACTGTAGAAAGTATTAAACAAATACCCGACCAAGGTTACTATAGAGAGAACAGAATTCAGTAATTCTCTCTTCTGTATTATGTACGGACGGTAAGTAATACACAAAACCATAGCATCTAGTTTTAGGTATAGGAGTTAAATCGACGTTATCTATAAATAATTTTGGATGTTCTTTTAACACACACAAAGGAAGATCTATGCCTATTTTTTGTGTCGTAATAAGCGCTACTTCACTTGAAGTTAAAAAAATAATACCTTCATCAAATTCTTGATGGAGGTATTTTCTATAGGCTTCTTCTAACCAGATGCGTTGAGCGGATTTCTGAAATCTCTTTCGTCTGTGATACAAAAGAGGGTCCGGGGGTTGCTCCCAACTTGTCAGAAAATCTCGCGGTGGGTATAGATAAATGTTTTTAGCTTTCCATTTTTGATTTAAGCCGTTGTCTTTGTGTGTGTAGTACCTATTAGCACTTACGATCGTATTTGCATGTTTACTCGAAGCCGGATCTAGGTCTATTGTTCCTCCGAAGAAAGTCGCTGTTATTGCAGCAACATCTACTGGAGAAACAAAGTCATAGGTTGCTAGTGGCATCTTCTAACCTTTTCGCGAGCATATCTTCCGCTAAATTTAAATCTATTACATGCACACTCATCCCTGATTGGTCAGTCATGACGACAACTGGGGAGTCGTTTTCCTGTTCTTTCTGGATTAAGTTTGTTAGTTTTTTAAAAAATGTAGCTAATTCTGCATTCATTAGCTCCTCAGCTAATGCCATGTCTTTATGGATATCTGAGAGTGTTAAATACTGGGACTCATCTGGTCGCTGTGGGTGAAAAAAGAGAGCACCAAGTCCCTCTGTATTACGAAATTCTGTGTACAGCGTAACTATATCGCCGATAATCATTTTCACAGCATTCATAGAGATTCTGTTCTGAACCTCTGATTTGCTGAAAAGACTCTTAGCTAAACGCTTTGCTTTTTGATCGAAATCAGGCATCTTGATAACCAGTGAAGTTTTTCCAGGCGTCAGAAAGAACTCTAGTCGAATCAAATAAAAAATTCGAGATGTTGTTTTCCGAAGGATCTAGTTTGCAATAATGTCTTCCTTCCACTAAGCCTGATGTGCCTCCTGAAGTTAAACCTTGGTATACTAATTTGTCTATTACTACAGGTTGCACCCCTAACCTCGCTGCGACGGCTTTCTTAGATATAAAAGCTGTAGTTACATTACCTGTTTTTGTGTTGGCGAGAATCTGAAGCGATGTGTCGATGCTCCGAATAATGTCGAGCAACTCTTTTGAAACAACTAAATCCATAAGAAATTGAAGTGAGGCCGCCAACTCCCCAGGTACCTGGCAAGTCGGTTCGCTTACGGGCCGCCGGAAACGAGAAAAACGACAGCCACCTCACAGTACCACCGTTTCGCTCGTTCTTGCCCACGGTGACCTTAAAAGTCTAAGGTTCTCTTAGCCATTGTGTATCAGACAAATCTTTTACAGATGTTAATTTTTTGTTTAGCCCTACCCTTGTTTTTTTCGTTATAGATGGTGTTTCAAATCGAGAGACGTGGTGACACGGGTTTACGCAACCTATGGTTCCACATATTCGTTTTAGAGTGTAATTTCCGATATCCGCTTTAAAAAAGCCATAATATACATTTTCTATCTTCATTTTATTTCCGTTTACCCTCAAAGTTTTGTACCCAGATTTCCAGCATTTATGGAGATCTGTCTCTTGAACTGTTATTTGTGTGAGTAGGGCTCTTAGTTCAGGTTCTAGCTTATTTAAATCGGGAAAGAAAACAGGATCATCTATAGTTAATAGACAATCCTGACATACTGTTTGAGTTTTTTTGTGTGTTCTGTCGCGTAAACACATCAGACAAGAGCTTCTAGCTGAGTAATAAAATCAGCCGGTTCTTCGATTAATAGATTAATTAAAGCATCCACTTTATGGGAAAGTTTGTCTTCACCTTCCTTTCGTTCATTTAAGAGCAGCCAGTAACTATACGCATTCAATAAATACATGTGTGTTTGTTTAGCTCGAAGAGCTTGCGTCCTCCATTTCTCGTACTCGTGGCTTGACTGATGTCGACTACTACCCGTCTTTAATTCGAGTTCCCGAATTTCAATTTGAAGCTCAATATCTTTAATTGTGTACTCGATAGACGATATTCGTGCCCTGCACTCGCTGATCGATGCAGGCTGCTGGTTATCGCTATAGATCCATACGGGAAGATTATCGATAATGTACTCTTTATCCCAAAGACAGGGCTTGGTTTCGGGAGTAAAAGTCATAAACTAAGGGTGTCTCTAATGAGTTTGTTAAAATTACCGTTAAGTACGTAAAGAGTGTGACTCTCAAAAGAGATCTTTTTAACTAGATCCATTTTTATGAGTTGTTTGAGAGCCCGGAGAAGGCTGTCTTTTGGTAAATACAGCTCACTCCGTATCTCCTTAGTCGATAACGGCTGCCTGAAGGTTAGCAGCTGAACTAGATCTTCGTAAAGCCGGATTGCCGAAGCTCTTTTTTTATCAACTGAACCGTCCGTGCTGAGAACGATTTTCCGTATTTGATTTTGAGCAATCCCAAAATCGTCTGTGTGCTCGCGTTGTTGTTGCTCCATTGTTGGATGTCCAGTTTCATCTGTGGGCTCACCTTACGCGCTGGGCTTTTACCTAGCATCATATGGTAAGGATTTAAACAGAATTGATCGTCGCATGTAGAAAGCACATGATCGTCGGATTTTAACTTGACATTGAAGAAAACTTGATACACATAGCGTCTAGGACGCAGAAGCTGACCCTTCTCGGCGAACCGCTCAAGGGATTCAGGAAGATAAAGATGCTGAATCTTATTGATGGCCTTTCGGCGACGGCGGATCCACGCTTCGACCATTTGGGTACGGGAGCGAGCGGATCGCGACTCGTGGACACAAAGAGGGCAAGCGAGCAAGCCTTGAACGGGCGACGCCTTCTCCAGGTCCTCAAGGGCTACTGGAATTGGCTCATGTCTTCCACAGGCGCAGTCGAGGACACCTCGCTGACCGAAGACCGCCAGTTCGAAGTTCCCCAGCTCTCGCCTGCCCTCAGGAGACCCCTCGGGAGGTTCGACGGTAGTGGGTTCAAGGATGCCTAGGTAAGCAGTAAGTAATAAGGATGTACTCATAAACCCGTTATCGGGTGTATCCAGTATAGCAGAGCGTACACAGCGCACACAGTGCATAGCTCGTCCGTCCGGACCCCTGAAAAGGGATTTTCTATTTAAGGAGAGTTGGCTTAACGGAAATTTCGCTAGGAGTCCGTGATTTTTAACTTTTTGAACTTAGGCGAATTTCTGGTTAGGCGTAATACTGTATAAATTTATTTTAAAGTATATAACTAAGGAAACTCAGAACGAAATTCTCGTTAAGTTTGCGGCCCTGAGACCTGTTTAGTGAGTAGCAGCCGCCAGAGTAACGACGTGGAACCCGGTATCCACTAATAGATAGCACGACTAAGAGCCCTCTTGGCATTTCTTAAGCATTGCTGTTAGTATGACGGCATACAGTGTTTTAAGGATTCGGAATGTCCGCTGACACGGTTCGTACCTCAGAGGTTCTAGAAGCTGACTTTTGGGCTGAGTGCCGTAGGCGTTCTGTAGAGCTAAATATTCCTGCCTGGAAACTTGCTGAGGAACTGTACCGGCACTTTGAGGTTGACTCTCGAACAAGTGACCGCTAGGGTCGATTCGCTGCGTTCTTTCTGATTGTGCTGACGAAATCTCAGGTTGAGGAACGGATCTCCCGCTTTTCAGATATTTACGATATGTACTTGAGCGGGAGCACGTATTCCCAGATTGGTGCGAAATATAAAATCTCGAAAGAGCGCGTCCGTCAAATTCTCGTTAGTTACTGCACTGCGCAGCAGTACGCGAAGGTTCGGGAACGTATTGAACGTCGCTGTTTATCGACCTATTTGGGCAAGGAAATTATTGCTCAGTTAGAAGCAGGTCATTCGTGCAGCCAAGTCGCTAAAAATATGGGTTGCAGTTTGTCGCTAGTTAAACGAGTTTCTGCTAAGAAGAACAAAGAAAAGAATGATCAGTTAAACTGACTATACGGAGGGGTTTACGTTTTAAATGGCCGAACTAAACGTACCTCCCTGTCCTACACACGGTGCAATACCTCGTGCCCTTCACTCCGAAAACTTCGAGGGTATCGTCACCGTCATTGAAGAAATTATCGCAACTGTAAGCGGCGTGGGAACTACAAGCTACTCTCGGTGCCCTTACGGTTATCCTTGGAATTTTGAAGGTGTTGTAAGGGCTCTAGAGGATTTAAATACGTCTATAAGCGGTATTCAAAGTGGGGGCGGCGGAGGAGGTTCTGCTAGCGGTATTGCTGCTGGTTCTGGTATTTATATTACTGAAAGCGGGACTTTCCAGGTCATCAATGCGACTATAAGTAGCGCGTCTGGTGTTACTTACACGGCTGGTTCCGGTTTATATCTTTCTGACGGGGGTACTCGGTTTAACGCGGATTACAGCGCAATTTTCCAGGATTCTGCTGGCTCTGGTTTATATCTTTCTGACGGCGGTATTCGTCTTAACGCTAATTACGACGCAATTTTCCAAGGTTCTGTTTCTGGGCACCTTATTCCTCAAGGTGCTGTATCTATTACCTATAGCGGTAATACCGCTGTTATTAGTGGTACCGACACCCAAGGTGGAGGCGGTGGAGGTTCTGCTGTTGTTATTTCTGGCGAACCCGGAACCGGTTACAGCGCAGGTAGTCTCTGGTTCGACACAAACGAAGGTCGTCTCTTCGTTTATGCCTCCGGTAATGGTGTGTCCGACCCCGCGTGGTACCAGACAAATGCCGAAGCTATCGCAAGTAAAGGCGAAGCTCCTCCTTCAGGGACTGGACTTAATGCACCCCCGCGAGACGGAAGTATCTGGTTCAGCACTCTCCTCGGTTCGCTGTTTGTTTATGACGCGACCACTTCGGGTTGGTATGAGACCGGTCCATCCAGAAGTTTTGCTTATGGACCTAGTTCACCTGCACCTAGCGCACAGGGTGCTGGTTGGTACGATAGTGCTAATAATCATCTTCGTGTTTGGGATGGCAGTAACTGGATTCAGGTCTAAGCTCTAGGCGCTGCTGCTTAGGCACATGGCCAAGCCCAAAACCACTCAACTAATCGAGCGTAAACCGAAAACCACTTCGATTGGACATAGCGTTCTTTCGCGACCCCGGCGACGCGGAAAAAAACGTTACCGTGGACAGGGTAAAGGCTAAACTATAAATAACTAGTAGGTCGAGATGGCGATTGCGAGTTTTAGAGCTGGTGAAGCCGTCTCGGCTGGTAACGCAATTTATGTAGGCTCGAACGGACTTATTTATAAAGCGTCCGCTTTTAATGCGACGCAGGCCAGCGTGGCTGGTGTCGCTATTGATAACGGTACTACCGGTGATCTGATTCGAGTCGATGTTGATGGGCTTTACACTGGTTTAAGTGGTTTGACCGCTGGTGAGTATCAGTATCTTTCCGTTACTACTTCTGGCGCTCTAGTTGACTATGCAACTTGGTCTGCTGAATTAGCTACTGTTTCTACTGATGCTTATTTAACTAATGTAGGCCGTGCAACTAGCTCTACGCAACTAGCTGTTGAAATAGATCCACCAACTTTGGTCGCTAATCCGACATCAGTTCTTTTACTTGAGTCCAGCTCCGGTATAACAATCGATGCTATCCTGTTAGAGGATGGATCAGTTATTGATCTAGAAACCGCTTCTGTGTAATCGCAATGGCAAGTCAGAAGATTTCCCAACTGACAGCGATTACAACAGTCGCTAGTGGTGATTATTTTCCTATTGTACGCGCATCAGGTGTAACTAACCAACGTGTCGAAGTTGGTGTATTGGATGAGCGTTATACTTTGGCGGCAAGCGGCGTAGCCGCTCAGAGCACGGCTAATACCGCACTTGCTAGCGGTAATGCTGGTCTTTCAGCAGTCGGATCACGCTACGCCATTTCCGGTGGTCTTATTGATGGCCAGGTGCGTAGTGTAATTACTACACTCGGTCTAAACGGTAGCGGTATCCCTTGCACATCAGGTAACTACTTCACCGCGATTCTTAGTGGTAATTCCTCCGTTTATTTCACTGGAGTTCCTGCGGCTTCTTATAGCTTGGCTTACGAAGTTCGCCATGATACAGGAACTATAACTTGGCCTACATCTGTTACCTGGCCTAGCGCTACTGCACCGACGTTAACTACAGGGAAAACACATCTATTTATGTTCGTCACAGACGACAGCGGTACAACTTGGCGAGCTTCTTCTTTGATTAATTATACGACTTGATATAAATGGATTCTACTACTCTCAGGCTTATGCAGGGTGCCGCTGGTGCAGCAAGTGCTGGCACTTACGTCGAAGATGTCTTCAGCACCTGGCTCTATACCGGCAACGGCAGCACGCAGACAATCACGAATGGGATTGATCTGGTCGGGAAGGGGGGATTGGTTTGGATTAAAAGCAGAAATATTGCTGGGTCTGCTCAGGTTAATTCGCAGATCCCGCAATACAATCATTTTCTTTTCGATACTTTAAGAACCAATCAAAACGCCTTAAACACAGCTTCTAATTTTGGCCAAGATTCTACCTGGGGCGCTCTGTACTTAAATTTTTTATCCACTGGTTTTAATGTCGGAAACGCATCAAACATTTATACCAATGAATCCGCTACTACATACGCCTCCTGGACTTTCCGCGAGGCGGAGAAGTTCTTTGATGTCTGCACGTGGACCGGTTCGGGCGCGAACCGCACCATCAGCCACAACCTAGGCAGCGTGCCCGGCTGCATCATTGTCAAGCGCACGGATACCACTGGTGACTGGCAGGTTTACCACCGCAGCCTCGCCAACACCGAATACATGGTGCTGAACAGCACCGCTGCTAAAGCAACAGGCGCCACCCGCTGGAATAGCACCACACCGACCAGCACGGTCTTCAGTCTTGGCACTGATGCCACTGTGAACGCCTCCGGCGGCACCTACGTCGCCTACCTGTTCGCGCACGACGCTGGCGGGTTTGGCGATAGCGGCAATGACAGTGTGGTGAGTTGCGGGACTTTTACGACAGACGGAAGTGGCACTGCCACAGTCACGCTGGGCTGGGAACCGCAGTGGTTGCTAATAAAAAGTCCTAGTATCGCAGGGAATTGGTTATTAATAGATAACATGCGCGGATGGAGTGCCGGTAACGACGCATTTTCGTTTGCAAATACTTCCGGCGCTGAAGCAACAGGAAGCGATTTTGGTGAATGCAACTCTACGGGGTTTAGCATGAAAAGTATTGGGGCTAACCTCAGTGTGGTCTACATCGCCATCCGCCGTGGGCCGATGAAGACGCCCACCGATGCCACGAAGGTGTTTGGCTTAAACGCACGAACTGGAACAGGAGCAGACGCAACAGTTACTGGCGGTCAACTTGCGGATTCGGTACTAATTAAAAACCGTGGCGCAGCAGTGGGCGATTTATTTGCTGCAAGACTAACTGGCACGGGTTACCTAGAAACCTCATCCACTGCGACAGAAGTGGCAGCTGGGACCACAATTTTGCAGGCTAATCCGTGGGATGTGATGGATGGCGTGAAAGTTGGAACAACGTCAACCATTACCAACGCCTCTGCCAATACGTTTATCAATTATTTGTTCCGCCGTGCTCCCGGCTTCCTCGATGTGGTCGCTTATACGGGGAACGGCATTTCTGGAAGTACTGTTACGCATAATTTAGGCGTCCCTCCTGGCTTTATTTTTGCAAAAGGCAGAGACGCAGGATTTAACTGGATTGTCTACAATGAAAGCCTAGGTGGGACGACGGCTCTAAATCTCGATACCACTGATGCGGGTCTAGTAAGCAGTACATATTGGGGCAACACAAATCCCACATCCTCTGTTTTTACAGTTGGTACCCTTACAACAAACAACTCGGGCTCAAAATACATCGCCTATCTCTTCGCCTCCTGTCCCGGCGTGAGCAAAGTCGGAAACTACATCGGCACTGGCACCACGCTTAACATTAACTGCGGCTTCACAGCAGGCGCACGGTTCGTGTTGATTAAACGCACGGATTCCACAGGTGACTGGTACGTCTGGGACACCGCACGAGGCATTGTTAGCGGTAACGACCCCTATTTGCTACTCAACTCCAGCGCTGCCGAAGTCACCAATACCGACTACATCGACCCGCTGAGTTCTGGCTTCCAGATCAGCTCCACTGCCCCTGCCGCCATCAATGCAAACGGCGGGAGCTTCATTTATCTCGCTATTGCCTGATCACCATGGAACTCCGCAACCGCACAACCGGCGCCGTCATCACTGAAGACGAGTTTCGCCGCTCTAACCCCAACACCAGCTTCCCACCGCAGCTGACCGCCGAGATCATCGACGATTTCGGCTACGACCCCGTGCTGGAAGGCCCCCAAGCCACCACCATTCCCCCCTACCAGTACAGCCAGCGTGACGGCGTGGTTGAGGTGGACGGCCAGTGGTTCACGCACTACATCGCTGGTCCTGTCTTCCAGGACTACACCGACGACGAAGGCGTGGTACACACCGCTGCTGAGCAGTATGAGGCGTACTGTTTCGCCAAGGATGCTGAGCAGGGCAAGGCTGTCCGCGAGGATCGCAACCGCCGTTTAGCTGAATGCGACTGGACCCAGCTTGCTGACAGTCCCCTCGATCCTGATGGCAAAGGTGCCTGGGCGCTCTACCGCGAAACCCTTCGCATGGTGCCGCAACAGGCTGGCTTCCCCTGGAACGTGCAGTGGCCACCTAAGCCCGGAAGCTGATGCTATCTATTTTTGCCCTTGGGTCTTTAGGTTTCCTGTTGCTAATGGGGTATAGCCTTATGGCAATTAATCCCCGCGATGACGACTGATTTTTTTGAGTCGTTTATAATTTAGGTAATAGAAGTCTGGGTTTTAAATAGTGACGGAACGCGCCATTTTTAACCGAAAGTATACGGACTTCACACCCGGCGGCACACAGGTGTGGCTCATTAACGGGGCGGGTGTAACCACTAATGCCGTGTCGACTCAGACCTTTACGGCTGGTTCAAATTTAATCCAGGGACAGGTCGTATATGTTAGTGGTGTCTATGCGTTACCTGCAACAGCTGCTAGTGGCGTAGACCCCGCGTGGTATCAAGCTATCGGTATTACAGCGGCGAGCGCTGGGGTGTCGAGTGGCGTCACAGTTAATCTTGACGATATAGCTGTTGTTAGCGCTGACAATATTACCGCTGAGTCCTCTTTAACTCCTGGACAATATTATTATTTATCGAAGTACACCGGACAGTTAGTTAAATATTTGACTGCCTCTGGTACCGTCACTGCGTCCGGAGGTTATGCTGCTCTCGTGCTTGTCGGTAAGGCATTAAGTTCTTCCGAGATACACGTAGAGATTGAGCCTCCTGTTACACTCACCACCTGAATTTTACCGGACTGATATATGACCACTTACCGTCCTCTTGTTATTGTTAGCGGGCTCGTCTCCGCATTACCTGCAGGCGATTCGTTTTCTGCTGGTTCTGCATCCTCTTCGCAGCTTATCGGCACAAGCGGCCTTGTGGGCAGTGGGTCAGTTAATGGTGCTGTTCGTTTAGACGTACAACCCGCTGTTGCTTCCAGCGGAGTTATTTTTACAGATTCGGCTTTAGGTTGTGACGGCGCTGCTTTTGCAACCGCAACAACCGCTCAGGCGTCAGGTACTGCAGCTCTTAGTTTAAGTAGTACTGCTCAAGCCAGCGGTAATGCCGCTATTTCGCTGGCTCTTACTGCACAAGCTTCGGGTAATGCCGCTTTAGCCGGAGCCGCCGGGACATCTACTAATGGACCCACGGCAACCTTTACAGCTGGAGTCACATTTAGTGCAGGCGTTGTTCCGGCTGGGTTAAATAATGCGAATCTTATTGAGCCTATAAGAGTTGCCACAACTCCCACTGTATCTCAATCTGTCACTACCTTCCCTAGTGGGAATACCCCGATGGGATCAACCTGTACTTATCATTCTGCTCAAAACAGAACTGTTAATGTCTTTGCTTTTCCAGGCACTTATTATCCCGCAGCTAACGTATGCCAAGTCGTCTCGGGATCTGGGACCTGGACTACTCCCGTTATTCTTGAATCTGTTGGTGTAGGCACCGCTCAAGTAGTTTCCACTTATGAACCTACAAGTCAACGCATATTAGTTACCTATGCCTCCGGTGGCACTAGTCTTAGGGGCATAGTATTATCTTTAACTGGTTCTACTATAACCGCATTTTCACAGGGTGCATTTCTTAGTGGTGCTTATATCTACTATGTGGATCAGGCAAGTAATTCCGCTGGCTCTAATATTGTATTAGCTTATACAGATAATACTACTCTTTCAGCCCGTATTGTTACCATAAGTGGCAACACCGCTACTTATGGTACAGCTGTTGTAGTACGCAGTTCAAATAATCCATATCCTGTTAGATTAGCTGTTTTAACATCTACTAAATTCTTTATAATGTATTCTACAACCGTTGGCATTTTGGCTAACGTTTGCACAACCGCAGGCACTACTATAACAGTAAATAGTACTTATACACTTTTTTCTTATCCCGCTCAAGGACCTGACTATTTCGGTTTAGCTTATCATGTATCCGGTGACTATTTACTAGCAGCTTTTTACATTAATACGGATACGTATCCAGTTCCTTTTGAGTATAACTGTTTGTATATTACTGTTAGTGGCACTGTTATTTCCGTTGTTAACTATACAAATCTTGGATCGTATGGAAATTTTTCTAGTTTTGCTTATCTAACGTATTCGTCTAATTTAAACCGCATACTTCTTATAGACTGTTACTATAATCGTGTTGCACAATTTTATTTATATGGAACTGTTCCTTATTTAAGCAATGTGCAGGGCGGCGCCGGGTATACTTACAGGTGTATTCAACCTGCCTATGACTCTACTTCTAATACCTACATTACTGCTGGGGATAATCTTACTTCTACTAATACTGGTAATGGCATCGTTACTTCAATCAGTGGAAATTATTCCATTTTACCGACCAGAAACGGTTTTAATAACTTTATAGGTTTAGTCAATACTGCGGCTGGTGTTCCTAGTGGAACTTCTACAACAGTAACGCTGCCGGGGGGCTACGTAAGACGAAACGCTACCACATTCAGTTCTAACCAAAAAATATATTTGGGTGACGCCTCTGTACAGTATTCTGACACTTACAACTTATTACCTAATAATTTGCCGGGTTGGAACTCAGATCTTCCCTGGACCAACATCGGCTATTCAGCTACTGCGAGCGGTATTCTGGTTCTAAAATCTATCTAAAGGAAGTATTTCTGATTTAAATTTTTAATTATGGCTAGTCGCATCCCTGTTGTTACCATTAGTGGGCAAATCTCACAGTTGCCTCCTGGGGATTCCGTTTCAGGAGCTTCCTTTGGATCTTTTGTAGCTGGTAGCGGATTAGCAGGCTCTGCGGCTTTTGGTTCCAATTTAACTCCTTCTATATCACTCAGTTCTAATCCGAGTGGATTATTCATTAGTTCAGGTAGCCTCGCCAATAACGGATCTGATTTAGTCGCAGCTTCCTCCGCCCTTGCCAGTGGCGTTGCTGCTAATTCGGCTGCCACTGTCGCACTTGCCAGTGGGAATGCCGCTTTCCCCATCGCAAACTCCGCTTTAGCCAGCGGTAATGCGGCGTTATCCACTATCGCTTCCGCGCCTGCTGGAGTATTTCAAGCATACACAGCATCGTCTACTGTTATATCCGGATCTCCCGTTGGCGTGGACAACTCAAATCGAATTCAAACGATCCGTACTGTTCCAACAGATTTTCCAACATTTTCTTCTCAAGGTACTCTTACCACCGGGGGCGGGAATTCTAACAATAATAACACTGCTTACGATTCTACAAATAACCAAACTATATTAGTTTATCAAAATTCTTCTGGTTATCCAACGGCTGTTGCTTACACAGTAACAGGGACAACTGCAACAGCGGGTACACCCGTTGTTATGGAGTCTTTTTCTGGTTTTCCTAGTATTGTTTCTATAAATAGTACACAGTCTGTCGTAGTTTACACTCGATCGGCAGGTAGTGCAGGTACTATTAGAGCCGCTGTTCTTACATCGTCAGCTGGTAGAACTGTTTCTTTTGGGGTTGTTGGTACTGCGGCGACAAATGTGTACAGTTATGCCGGGTATAACCTTACTCCTATTGGCTACGATGTTTCTACATCTAGAGTAGTTGTAGCCTATCTTCGTAGTACTACTATTGATTTATTTGGAATTGTAGGTAGTATTTCCGGTACAACTATAACATGGGGCACTCCTACTGCAATTGACGCTAATAATAATAATTACAGTACATACGCATCCTTTGTCTATTTTTCTTCCCAGAGTAAATTATTAATTGTATATTATGACAGTGCTGTTACTGGCACTGGGCTTGTACGATACCTTACAATTTCGGGTTTAACTCTTACGCCATCTACTGCTTCTACGTTTTATTCAGGTACATCTTATTTTATATCTACTGCTTATTCTACTGTCGCAAACAAGTGTGCCATCTTCTTTGAGAGCTACGCTAATGGAGTTTCTGCCGTTGTCTTAGATTTCAATGGGTCCACTTTTAGTGCAGGCTCCCGCACTGTATCTCCATCTTTATATAACGCTGATTATTATTACTATATGAGTTCTGCCTATTATTCTTCTTCGGATAAGTTTATTGTTACTGCTGGTTATACTAATTCTGGCGCTGTTGTTTGTAGCATCGTAGGCACCTCCATCATCTTCGGTCCGTTTCGTGCCTTTCCCGACTATTACAACACCGCTAATTATACATCAGTATCTTTATTTTCAAGTTTAGGGGTATTTGTCGTTGTAAGATTGATCGCGAGCGGTGCAATAGCTTATTACGTTGTAACGTCTTTATCATCTAATTTGCTACAACCCACTAAAAATGGCTACCCTAATTATATTGGGGTCGCTCAAAGCACCGTTGCTAGTGGATCTTCTATTAATGTTAGGTTGCCTGGGTCTGTCGACAAGAATCAAACCGGATTAACTACTGGTTCTTTCTATTATTTAAATCCCACGACTAGCGGCATAACGACAGCCTCTGGCCAGCCCGCAACCTGGAGTGGGAGTTACCCCGAGAGCTGGCAACCAGTAGGAAAGGCTATAAACTCTTCGAGTTTGATTTTAACTGGTATACTTTAATAGCGTGTCGTTTAAGTTCTCACGCAATCTATGAAAACAATTTGTCGGCTTCCGGATTTTGAAGTTCCTAACGTCAGTCTGTATCTTTATTCGGACGACACCCCCATCTCTGTGGAAAGCGATCGAACCATCATCGGGGATCCCGCTAACCCCAGTTTATATATCTTAGATTGCAAGACATCTAACTGTGTTCTTCACGAAGATGTTTCGGAACCCTCGGATTGGTACGGGTGGAAGTACACGTACACGGATGAGGACGGCTGGGAATTAAACCCTCAATGGGAACCTCCTATCCCTCCTCGTCAGTAATCAGATAAACTAAAGGAATAACGGGCGGTTAATGTGACTGAATACTCTCCTCTTGTCTTAATAAGCGGGGCGTATAGTCAACTTCCGCCCGGTGATTTCATTGAGGGAGTGAGTCCGGGGACCGTTACCCCCGTAAGTGGTTTAGGCGGCGGTGGAGACCTAAACGCTGGGAATGTTTCCGTTTTTATTCAATTAAGTGCTAACCCTAGTGGACTCATCTTCGCCAACAACCGGTTAGGTTTTGATGGTGTTTCGCTTGTTAATTCTGCCGCAGCTTCGGCTTCTGGGAACGTAGCCCTTAGTACCGCCAGTCGAGCTTTGGCAAGCGGTAATTCCGCTCTGTCTCTTGCTTCTACAGCTCTAGCGAGCGGGAATGCGGCTCTCTCAGCTGCGGCAGCCGCAGGTACGGGCGCTGCCAATAGCGCTACTTTTACAGCAAGTGGTCCCCTTCTTTCTGGTACTCCAGTCGGCTTTGACAATCGCGGCTTTGTACAGGCGGTCTTTGGAAGCTCTCCGACTAATAACGGATTCAATAATTTTTTAGGAGTAGCTCGTTCTGCAGCAGCTAGCGGCGGAACCGTTACTGTCGATTTTGCCGATACTGTCGTTACTAATCAAACAGGGTTAACCACTGGATCTACTTATTACGTAAATCCCACCACGAGCGGCTTTACTACAGCTTCTGGTCGACCTGCTTCCTGGACCGGCGCTATCCCGTGGGCACCAGTAGGTCGGGCTGTGTCTACTTCGGGGCTACTTCTTTTCAATATTATTTAAATCCCTAACTTATCGTTATATTCTTTTACACGTAAAGAGTAACTTTAATCCTGTTACTTCTTTCCGCATTACAATTAAAAAGTTTGAATGCTATCGATGAGCAACGGTAAGCACTGCATTTTGGAGCTATATCGCGCTAGTGCTGCCAAACTAAATGATGAGGCGCTGATCCGGAATATCCTTGAGGAGGCTGCTCGGGTTTCAAACGCCACTCTGTTAGATATAAAAACGCATCCATTTATCCCTCAAGGTGTAACGGGATTTGCCCTTCTAGCTGAGTCTCATATATCAATTCATACTTGGCCTGAGAACGGTTACGCGGCGGTAGACGTTTTTACCTGCGGTGAGAAGACTGATCCAGAAATTGCCTGTAAGTTTTTAGCAGAAACTTTTGAGGCTAAATCGCATCACATCATTACTCTTGACCGTTATTTACCCGACCTTATTACTGCCTGACATCATTTCCCACCTAAAATAGTAGTCAGGCGCACACTTCTGAGTGAGCGAACAAGATCTACTGTTCGAACTCAAGTGTTTACAAAGAAGTTCTGCCCGTAAACGATTCAGAAAAGATATTTTTGAAGCGTGGGGACACTGCGCTTACTGCGGTTCCGATAGAGCTACCACGTTAGATCATGTTGTACCGCGAGCTAAGGGCGGATCTACTTGCCGTAGTAATCTAGTAGCTTCCTGTGCTACCTGTAATTTACAAAAGTCAGACTCTATCTGGTTTACTTGGTTTAGGGCACAGGAATTCTGGTTACCAGAGCGCGAAGATCGCTTACTCGAATGGGTCAATCAAGATCATATGAAAGTGGAGTCTGCTAGAGAGTACACACAGCTCTGTCAGACTCCACTAATTAGTCCAGCTTTTACTGCTTCGCCAGACGGGTGATGATACCTGCCAGTATTTCGATCACTCGGTAATACTTGGCAACAGCGTCGTTATCCCGTTGCGTTGGCGTAAGGTTTACGATCAGGACTGCCAACGCGTGGATGGCGAATAAGATTTCAAGCAGGGTTTTAGCGTTGGCTAATAGGTTGTCCATAAGACCTCCTGGATACTTTTATCTTAAATGGTCTCCGAGTTTGTTCCTATTCTCTTTTGAAGTTGCTTTTTATTTCTAACATCCCGCCTAAGAGTTCTTGAGCTTTCGAGCCGTCAGGCCGGTGCTCTATATATGTACTTTTAGGGGGCTCCAGTTTATCCCATTCTCTTTTTATTTGTTCTACTTGTTTGTCTACGTCGTTTAAGGTTGTATCTATTTTCCATAGTACCCAGTCGTGTTTACAGTAACGCAGTACTAATTTTAGTATTTTATATTTTTTGAGTATAGGGAAGTGGTCAGCAAAGTCTCGTATAACTTCGTAAAT